AAATAAATATTTTCTTAAATTGGTTCCAAAATCAGGTAAATATAAACGTTCACCCTTATTGGTTAGAATTAAATGTAATAAATCAGCCTTGATTGCTTTATTATCAACGGTATTTAAATCTAAAAAGAACCCTTTTGGACTATCTTTAAAGGGGAAGTTAATATTAATACTCTTATTTGCCATGACTTTATTTACTAATAAATATCTAAAAGTAAAGTTTTAAACAAAAAAAAGAGGTGTAAGTCTAATTCTATATGACTTACACCTCTTGGCCTTAACATAAATGATAAGGGAAGCTGTTAAAAATTAACCACATTTAGAACTACCACAGATTTTACATCGCTGACAACCTTCTTCATAAATAATACTATTTTCTGCACCGCAATCAAGACATTTTTTAGATGAAGAAGTTCCATCCTCAATATATCTCTTAAGAGTTCTAGCAATAACCTTTGTAAATGAAGTGATATCACCCTTCCCATTGTTACACATTTCAACAGCGAATTTAACATGCATACCATGTCTTAATGCAGCTGATAACCCTCTTGTGAACATCTCTTCTTCATCAGTCATATTGCTACCGATATTATCATAAATCATTTCTTCAGTACCTCTAGTTATAAGACTATAATGACCAGATTTAATTTTCTTATTATAAGCTTCAGTATAACCTTTACCAATTTCTTCATCACTAGCAAATACTTCATAAACTTTACCTTTTAATAATCCAATTATTACTGTATAAATTTTACCTTTTACTTTAGAATGATAAATTTCACATTCTAATTTTTCAGGTCTTTTTGGTGCGTCTGTATAAACAATTTCATCTTCTTTAGGGTCAGTTTTAGTAACTAAAACTCCAGTTCTACAACCATCACGATAAATAGTAACACCCTTCAAATTCATATCCCAAGCTTTGATGTAAATTTCAGAAACTTCCTCTTTAGTTACATCAGTAGGTAAATTAATTGTTGAACTAATTGAATGGGTTGTATATTTCTGAATTATTGATTGAATTTTAACCCTTTCAATCCAATCAATGTCATTAGCACTACTATTGCTATACGGATTAGGGTTATTGGTTATGAACATCACCACTTTAGAAACTAAATCTTCTTCTTCAGCTTTGGTTTTATTCATTTTATCATTTAATTCAGTGATTGCTTCATCCAATTTATTGATTTTGATATAATCCATAAGCGGTTTATGAGTTACTGAAAACTCTTGCCATTGGTCACCATTATCATCAGTAAAATCTACTCTAGCGTTTTTATCGTTAGGGTTTAACTTTTTACGTCTTAAATAAGGGAATACGGAAAATACTGGCTCTAACCCCGAAGTAGTTTGAGTAAGAATACTCACACTATTATGACTCACTAAACCATTTTCTAATGTATAGTAATGTGTATCACCCACCTCAAAATCCATAGTATAATCATATCCATCTACAATATCTAATATTTCACATTCACTGTAATTAACATTACTAATATCAATTATTTCGTTATTTTCCTTCATTATTTTATTTTATTAATTATTTTATTACTTAAATTTTTTATTACTCCAATTTTATTTAAACGATATTCCTTTTCCCATATAATATATATGATATACCCTAAAGATTCTATTTTTTTTATCCTTTCTTCATCTTTTTCCCTAATTATTTTTGAAATATCATCATTATATATTTCTGGATTTCTATGCCAGTAATCACCATAAAATTCAACAACTATTTTACTTTCTTTAATTAAAAAATCTGGCTGAATTATTTTATATTCTTCATCATGAATAAAGAATTTATATTCATTTTCAGAAAAATAATATTTATCATCAACATCTTTTTTTATTTCATTAAATAAATTATTACAAAATTCATCACCAATTTTAGATTGACCATTAATAAAATTATTAGTTTTTTTATTAATCAATTCTACCCACCTAACTTTACCTTCTATTTCACCATACTTATCTAAATAATATTTTTCACTATGAATATATTTTAGTTTTTTAATATAATTAAAATATCGTCTATTACCTTCAACATCACCATATAATCTAATAAAATTCTTAATATTATTAGATTTTTTTTTATTAGCTAATTTATATTTTTTTTCACCCTCTATTAAGCCGTGTTTTTTAATGAAAGATTTTAAATCACTCGTTCTTTGTCTTTTAATTAATTGTTTTTTAGCTTTATTAATATCACCATTATTTTCTTCTAAAAAAAATTCATATCTAGTATTATGTAACCTATTATTATATTTTGAGTTGGGGTTTTCTTTTATTTTTGTTTTAACAATACAATTATCTTTAAATTCATTATATTTTTTTAATCCGTCTTTTTCACCATATCTCTTAATAAAATTTGGTAAATCTTGCCTAATTTTAGATAACCAATTATTATATCTATTAGTACCGTCTTTTTCACCATATTTCTCAATCATTTTTTCTAGTGATATTCCTGACTTTTTCTTATTATTGAATTTATCTGTACCACGCTTTTCACCAAATTTAATAATATAAGTTTCTAATGTTGATGACCTCAAAAATGATTTATATTTTTTTTAACCCATCTTCTTCACCATATTTACTAACCAATTCATTATAATATTCTACATATTTTATTTTCATAACTAACGCCCTTTGTAATAAGTATAAAACAAAGGGCGTTTTAGTTAATTTATTTTAATAATTTTATCAGAAATTTTCAATTCGTCAGCTCTAACCCATTTAGCCTCAGTTTCAGAAACCCTAACCAACCACTTATGTTCGGTACTAGATTCAACACTTTCATTATTACCCAATTTAATTTTTTTAGTTTTACTATAACCATTCCAATATAATTTATTTATTTTATGTTCACCACCATTAATATCATAAACCATTATTTCTTCTTCAATATCAAACCAAATATTTTTTTCATTTTTTAATTTATCTATATCAATACCATTAATTAAAAATAAATCTTTCAATTCAATGATACCTCGATTTGTTTTTAGTTTAGTTTCTTTAACTAAGCAACCTGTAGGTGCAACCGTTGAGAATGATACGTTTCTTCTTCCATAGATAATCATTCTATCATATTGCTCTTTAAACTCAGTTTTAAGCATCTTAAAGAACTCATTGGTGCCTACACCATCAGAATACTCTAATTCGTTGTTATATCCATCGAAATGACCTCTAAGAGCTGCTAAATCGATAGTACAGTCTAACTCACCAGTCATTTTAGCCCTCATAACCTTATCAATGATATCTAACCCTTCTTCAGAATCATAATCAACACCAGTGGCCGCAATCATATCACCTAACCCAGTAAAACCACATCCAGTTCTTCTACCAGAAGCTGCAACTTTACGGATATTTTCCCAAAGTTGTAATTCAACAGCTTTTGTCATTTCGCTTTCAGGGTCATTTTTAACCTTAGCGATAATTCTATCAATTTTTTCTAATTCTAAATCAACTAAATCATCAGCTAATCTTTGTTGCTCGTAGGCCGCTTCATATACAGCTTGATAATTGACTCTAGCGTTTTTAGTAAATGGGTTATCTACAAATGAATAAAAATTCAATGCCATTAATCTACAAGCATCATATGGTTGCATAAATATTTCACCACAATTACCAGTCGTACCAAACTCTCCTTTAAAAGTGTGTGTATCATCAAATACTGTTATATCATACACATCCTCAAAAATACCAGTTGGTTCAACATTTTTAATAATTAAATACTCTCTATTATCTTTATATGTGTTTTCATAATTTAATATAGTATCTAATTTATCTTGTTTATCTTTAGAAGTTAAAGTAAAACACGTTGCAAATTTCCTACTGTGTACCCCACTAATAACTAAATTATACCCAGTAAACGTTTTATCATTTAACTTATCTTTACGCTCTTGTATATTACTAGAAATTCCAAATAAATTTAATAATTTTTGAACGTCTTTTACTATGTTAAATCTACTACTTGTTAATGTAACTCTACTATGTACTAAATCTTCATTAGCCCACACAGAGCCATCAGCAGAAAACAATCCATCTATAAACCCTTTTATAAATTTATTACCACTTTTGAAAACTGTTTCGGGTATCCCATTAATTTTATCATACCCTAATTTTAATCTATCACAATACTCTCTGAATCCAATCTCGCTAATATATAGTGAGTATGCTTCACTTTCATGGTCTCTATTAAAATTATTGTTAGTGTTTTTTATTTTATTTTCACCGATTATATTAAGTAATTTATCGCCACAATCTAATAATTCATCATCAGATACTATAAATCCGTATTGTTTAACTCCCTCAGTTGTTATCGAAGTGTGTCCATCACCTAACCAATAACCACTTAAAAATCCATCATTTTTTGTTAATTTACAACTCACATTACCCTCATAATTAGGGTTAAACTCTAAATGTGTTCTATCACCACCAAGTTTTGGGTGTCCAAACATTAACTCATCAGTCCTTTTTTTCAAAACCGAACCATTCACTTTATTAAAAATATTTTTCTGTGAATTCAATATCGGCCATTTATGCTCAGCAGTGCAATATACTTCATATCCATTAGTAAAAGTAATTTTATACAATTCTTTACCTTTACCAGATAAAAACACTTTACCAACTTGCCATTCATTTTTAATATTTTTAACGATTGTTAACCCATCACTTTCAGCTAATTCCTTTATAGGGTATAACCCTAAATCAGTTTGTATTAATGTATCATGACGCAATGAAGGGTTTGTCGTAATACCTCTATATTCTGGATAAACGCCATCAGGGCTATAATCCCAGTGTCTATCAATAAAAATCTGACCAGGTTCTGCATTATCCCAAGCATTTTCGATGATTAAATCATATAATTCTTTAGCTTTAATTTTTTTAACCCAAGTTTTAACGTTATTAGCATCTTCTAGCGTATATAATTTATTATATTCATATTCATTCAATCCATCCCATTCAGGGTGTATTTCTTCATTAATTGGATATCTTAAAATATAATCCCCATCAGCTTTAACCGCTTTCATGAAATCATCTCTTAATGAAACTGATATGTTAGCACCAGTAACTTTGGTTCTATCATTCTTAATCTTAACGAAATCAGCTACATCTGGATGTCTTACATCAATTGAAAGCATAAGTGCACCTCTACGACCATTTTGAGCAACTTCTCTAGTTGAGTTACTAAATCTTTCCATAAAAGAAACTGCACCAGTTGAACTCTTGGCCGCATTTGATGTTGGAGTTTCACTAGGTCTTAATGACGATATATCGATACCTACACCACCTCTACGTTTCATCAATTGAACCAATTCTTGGTCTTTAAGCATAATTCCACCATAAGAATCTTCAGGTTGTCCTATAACAAAACAATTAGATAATGAACCAATTTGTTCATCATTACCTAACTGTGACATAACAGAACCTTGTGGAACTATTTTACCAAAATTCTCCAATAAAGCGTATATTTCTTTAACTGTTAAATCTTTACGATTAAATCCATAATCACTAAGTTTAATTTCTGGATTATCCAATAATTTTTTTAATTCTTTTACTTGATATTTACCATCAACTCTAGCAAATTCTTTTGCCATTCTTAAGTGCATATCAGCTGGTGTAGATTCTTCAATTTCCGAACCGTCATCCCCTAGTTTGTATTTATCATTCCAAACCGTTGCGGCTAAATCATCACCGCTAAAATATTTAACTCTTTTTTCTTTTTTAGTTAACATCCTCTGTTTTTTCTTTTTTATCAACTTCAGAAGTGATTAAAACTTCTTTAGTTTTTTCATATTGTTCGAACAAATCTTTCATTCTTCCTTTAACTTGTTCATTCTTATAGTCATCCATTTCTGAAGCTTTTAATACTTTACCTTCATCAATAGTTATTTGTATTTTGGAGTTATCAAATACTACATCAGTAAAAATAATTCCATCTACACCAAACCTAGATTTTAATATCGCCATATTAGCTCTACCACCCTCTTTTTGGTCTAAATCTTTAGCTATTGAAACAATAAAATGCCCAATTTGACCTTTTTTGATTGACCCACCAATCATACTTGAATCAACATTTTCAGCATTAATCGATGAATTATGTGTATATATATCATTAGCGAAAAACATATGGGTATCATCCACAGTTATATCTATGGTATCTTCTTCACCTATTAAGTCAATACTCTCTATTTCATCTAAAGTAAACCCCTCTAGATTCATAATTTCATTTTTATTCATTTTTTATAAATTTTATACATTCTTTAATTACTTTTTCTTTATTAACCTCAAATTCACTATCTCTAACCCTTAAAATCTGATAACCCTTAGAAGTTAAAAACTCATCCCTCAATTTATCAATTTCAATTTGTTTTTTATTTAAATGCCAATAATCTCCATCAAATTCGATTATTTTATTCTCACATTTAAAATCTACTAAAATATTGTTAAAACCAAATTTATTTACTATGAAATATTCTTCACCATTTAATTTTGCAAAACGACAAAGTTTTTTCTTATCATCACTTAATTGATTATAAATTAACCAAAATAACTTTTGTGAACTTTTACTATAAAAAACACCACTATCATTAATTTTACTTAAATAAGATTCATATTTATTAATCCCATCTTTTTCTCCATACCTATTGATAAAACTTTTTAAGGAAGTTTTATCCATACTTTTTTTATACTCAACCCATTTAATATTACCTTTTTCACTACCATAAGTATTTATATAATATTTTTTTGAGAATCTATAACTCTGCTTTTCATTTCTTTTTTTCCACTTAAAGTAACCAAGTTTTACACCATATTTATTTTGATATTCCTTCAATGTCCTACCATTCCTATATGGTTTTATTTTTTTTCTTTCATTTTGAGTGTTTATTTTTTTATTTAACCTTTCCACCCATTTTTTTTTACCTTCTATTTCACCATATCTATCCACACAACCTTTTAAACCCCAAGGTGTTTTAGATTTTCTTAAATATTCATCATACTTTTCATTACCGATTATTTTACCATATTTTTCAATATACTTTTCCAAAGTATGAGAAAACTTAACCCCCAATTCAAACCTCTTTTTATCTACATTACACTTACCATATCTTATTTCTAAGGCATACTTACTAGCAATATCATTATTCAATTCTTTCTGTATAATTTCCAACCTTTTAACCCAAGGGATTGTACCGTCAACATCATATTTTATAAAATCGTGTATATTTTTAATTCTATTTTTTATAGTAACACTATTATATACATCACAAATATTATTTATTTCATTTTTATGTCTTTGAGTTAAAACCCCTTTTAGATAAAGGGGTTTTATGGTTTTTCTATTAATTACATTTTCTACGTCAATTTTAATCATGATAATATTTTAATATAAATATCACCGATAATGTAAAAGTTTAAGTGCAATACAAAAAAGATTATTATTATTTTTTACCTAAAAGTATGTTTCCAACTTTTAAACCATCTTCAATTGATAACATTTCACCATCTTTTGTTGGGAACTTATGTTTTTTAGATACTTTAATGGTTTTACCAGATTTTAATTTTATTTTATAAACTGGTTGCTTAGCAATAGGAAATATATGGGTAACTTTTTTGTAACCCTTATGAGTTAAAATTTCATCCCCTAACTTAACATCTCTAATTTCAATTTTACCACGTTTAGAATCTTCAATAATAGTATCTAATGAAACACATCGATTACCTTGAATTGCAGTCCATCCAACCAAATCAAATTCGCTCAATAATGATTCGAATTGTCTCATAATTGGCCCTTCAGCCTCATATCCCTTATCGTAATGTTTGGTTGATGATACACAATCAATGTAATCAATTAAAATTACATCAGGTTTTCTACCAGCGGCTGCTAGTTTTCTAATATAATTTTTAATCATAGGAATTGTTGTTCCATCACTAGGAAATTTTTTCAATTCTAAATACCCTTTACCATCATTTTTTTCTTTCATGACTTCATCAATGATGGGTCTGTTTGCTTTTAATGGTAAATCGTTTTGAGCTATCCCAGTCCAACATGATAAATGTTTTCTTTGAATCACTTTAGGAATATCTTCAAAAAATATTTGAAGAACATTATATCCATGATTAAAAGCTTCGTTGGCTATTTTGGTGACCATGGTTGTGTTATGTGTTACTATATAATCATCAGTTATATATAAATGTTCTGGATTATCAACCATAATACATTGAGCTTCTTCCTCATGTGAATATTCAATACTAGTAATAAATTTATTATTAGCATATTTAGACCTTTTACTTAAATTATTCAACTTCCTTTCAAGTCTACATGGATTAAATTTTATTTGTGTTGGTAAACTAAAATAAACTCGATATGCTTTTTTACATCTAATTTTAACCCCCTCTTTCAAATAACTACCAATTTTTACACCTATATTACAAGTACCACCTAATGACAATACTAATTCTTTGATTTGTTCCGACATCATTTTTGATACGGTACAAATCTCAATTCTATTGTTACCAATATAACCATCAGTATCTACTAATCCTTGTAATAACGAAACTCTATCTTCAACTGAAGAATATAGATAGTTATGTGGGATAAATTTAGTTTCTGAATTACAACCATATAATTTTAAACTACTTAAATCATCTTTAATACCTAATAAAGAAATTTTTGTTAAGGTTCTTTCTACATTTTCAAATTTCCCATTTTTGTAAACTTCAAACATTCGTGTTTGCTCAGTAATATTAATATTATTATGATATTTTTCAATTTCATCTATTAATTCAACATCTTTAGTTGTAATATGGGGTTGATTATGTTCAGTTATACATCCATCACCTAATATAACACCTAATAAATATGGGTTAATAATTAATTCATTTTTATTAAAATTTACGGGTAAGATATTTGGTATTTTATAATTTAAACGCTTATTACCCCAAACCCTAACTTTATCAACCATATCAATAGTTTTTAAAGTTTTAAATGAATTATCAGGTTCTAATTTAACCATCACACCATTTTTTTTAGTTTTTCTATTTCGTTGATTGATTGTATTAACTGACCATAAATGTTCAGCATCACATAAAGTTTTAGTATTATCATTAAATCTAACCTCATAAATTGGTCTAACGCCTTGTGGAAACACTCCAGTGACTTTAGTCGCTTTACCATCCCTACTTATAACTTCATCACCAACTTGTATCTCACCCATAGTAGTCCAACCATTAGGTGTTAATATTTTAGAATGTAATGGTTGTGCTTTACCAACACCAAACGGTGCTAATATAACACCCAATTCACCTTTTGATAAACCACCACCCATTTTATCATCTAAACCAGCAATACCTGTAGGTATTGGTTTTCTAAAATCATCCTCTAGAACTGCCTCAATATTAAAAAAAACATCAATTCCAGAATCTTTATCACTTCCGACTTCTAACGCTCTTTTTAATATTTCTTCACATTCATCATATGAATCTAAATCACCTTTATCTATTATTTCTTGAATTTCATGAACTGATTTCTTTAATTCTTGTTGTTTACAAAATTTCATGGCCATATCCTGAACATATTCTGAATCGTTCAGGTTACCATCTTTAATTTCAGCTATTGATGCTTTGATATATAGTTTAGTAGTTTCATTATCTTTTCTACCATTTAACCTAAATTCTAAGCTTTCAATATCTGGTATAACTTCATCAGTCTCAAACGCATTTTTTATTTCAGATGCTATAATTCTCAAATATAAATCTGTGAAGTAGTTTGGGTCTACTATCCCCATTATATTTGTAGCAAATTTATGGTCTGTGATTAATTGGGTTATAAGTCTTCTTTGGTAAGGAATTCCTAAAAATCCAAAACCATCTTGCTTGTTGATGTCACTCATATTAATCTTGTTTTATTCTCTCTAAATCATAAGCACTTAGTCTATTAAGCCTAGTTAATTTAACACTACCAAAATGATGTGTATATTCCTTCAGGCTCAAATACTTTGAGATTATATTAATAATCTCTGGGATAATACCTCTAATATCAATCTCATACCTCACATTTGGGTGGAATAAATTACCATCAAACGTTCCTGAAGCTATAACGTCTTTTTTTAAATCCGTAATATCAAACTGACCGTTTTTATTTTTCAATTTATTCACATTATTTTTGGACACTTCTAATGTAAAATAATCATCTTTGTTAAACAAATTGTTGTTTTGTAAATTGTAAGGTTTATATGAATTATCAATACATTGGTACTTGAAAAATTCAGGTATAAGGCCTAATGTTAAATTTTGATTTACTCCCATGATTTCATCCATCATTTCTTTAATCTCTAAAGACTCTCTACTATCACTATTATAATTTTTGATACTAAAAAATCTTTGACAAATGATATTATCATTAATCTTTAATGAAAACTCAAATGGTTTTACGATGCCTGTCCTTTTTTCCATAATTAATTATTTATTAAATTCGCTTCTTTTTTCTCTCTTTCTATCAGTTGTTTAAAAGGTAAAAGATAGTTGGTACTGAATGATTCAATTTGTTTTGCAACACCATCACGTTTCATATATGTGTAAACGTTTTTAATTCCACGTTCTTCAAAATCACCCATAGACCCTTTGTTATATTTCAATAACTGTTGATTTACTTTATCAATTAAAGGATTACTTAAATCAATAATCACTTCATTGATTTTGTAAATATCCTTACCCTGTACACCATCAGTGTTAGATTCAATAATATTTGTCAATGCTTTTATTGGTTTTTTCTTTTCTTTAATCCTTTCCTCTTGATATTCCTTAGCTAAAGTAATTATTTCTTGTAATGATATTTCTCTTTCAGCTAATTGAGGGAAGTATTTTAGTAATGTAGTTTCTTTAACACCGCTAATTCCCTTAATACAATCACTATTATCACCACCAATAATTTTTATCAGTTTACTATTTTTATGGTGATGTTTGAAATGCTCTCGATAATTTTTGGTATCGATATACGCTTTCTTATCACACAAATATATCCTAACATCTTCATTAATTAATTGACACAAATCTCTATCCGTTGTACAAATAGTAATTTTTTCATCAGCACTTTTAATTTTACAATAATAAGCTATGAAATCATCAGCTTCAACACCAGCATTAGTATTATCAATCATTTGTCTAATACATAATTCTTCTAGATATTGTCTTATTAAAAATTTTTCAGTTACCTCTTGTATGTCAACTGGGTGCGTACCATTGATGTAATCTTTATTTCGGTCTACTTTGTAATCTGAGTATAATTGCCATCTCATCTTACCACTAAATTTACCATCCCAAAATACAAAGACCCTATGATACAGTTTTTCTTCAAGAAGTTTTCTAAGGATGGTAATAAACGCATAGAGTCCACCTATGTGTTTACCATCCCTAGTAAACATATCTTTCGCCCCAAAAAATCCCAACTTAAATAGGGCGTTTCCATCAACAAGTAAAATATTCTTAGTATTACTACTAAGAGTATTAAATTTTCTCGGCTTATTAGCCATAATCCTTTTTTTAACGTTAATATTAAGCTCCTAAATCTTCAACAGATTTTTCACCCTCTTCAGTCGTATATGCTATTTCAACATCATAAGACACATTTAGATTTTCATGTATGAAATCTCTTTTTTCTTTCTTATAAGCGTCTAATTCATCTGGGTTCCAGAAACCATGCGGTGTTGAAGCAATACTACCTTTCTTTTCAATACCATTAATATGATTCTTTTCACAAGAAATTTTTACTTCAGTTCCATATTGAAATTCATTTCCTAAAGCAGTTGCTTTAAGTTTAGATGTGCCATGTGAAATAATGCCACCCATATGAACTATTAATCTAGAGTTAAAGAACATAAATTCACCACAACTGTGTTTAATCTTCATATTCATACTATCATACCAAATTTTTTGTACACAAATAAATGTATTTGTAAATTCACTATCTTCTCTTCTAGAAGTTGGTATTCTAAAATTAACAATTGCTTGAAATACTTTCATTGAACCAGCATTCCACATATTGTTAGTTGTTTTAGATATTGCAGATTTAAAACCATTTAAAGTTCCGATGGAATCCCATAAGAAACATAGGTTTTCATTTAATTTTCCTTCAGCTTGTAAATCTAATAATTCTGTCATATATAAAGCGATATCTTCCAAAACTGGTTCATATCTTAATGGTGTTTTACCTTCTTTACTGTGTTGGTGGTCATAATTTTGATACCTATCAAGTAAATCTTTATTACCCATAAACAGGAAATTACCACCATAAGTGATTTCACCCGTTTCTTCATCCACTACTTCCTCAAATTGCATTCCGCATAACCTAGCGTGAGTCCAATTAAAGTTACCTTCAGTTTCAAATATAACTGGTAAGTCACCTATTCTTTGCGCCCCAGCAATTGCCTCATAAAACGCAGTTGATTTACCAGTGTTTGAGTAACCTCTTACTGAGTTTACAAAACCTCTAGCAAATCCTGGTAATTTAATCGCATCATGCCATGCTTTTGATAATGGAACCCAAGTTAAATCTTTATCTTTTATTGTTTTTTGAATGCCTTGTGATTTTTTAAAATCTTCTAAACTGTATTCGGTCTTTGCTACAGTCGTTTTTGATGGTTTTTTAGCCATAATTATTGAGCCCCCTGAGTTTATTTAATTTTAACCCTATTTCGTTATTATTAGAGCTAAAATAAGGGGGTAGGTAACCTCACCCCCTTTCACTTCTTATTTAATTTACCGTTAATTAAAATGGTAAATCATCATCTTCTTCTTCATCAATATCAACATCAGCCACATATGTTGTCTCTTTAGAGGCAACTGGAACTTCAGTTTCAATTGGAGTTTCAGATTTTTTTTGTGCATTTGCACCCATACTCACTTTAGAATCTAAGTCTTCAGCGGTATCTTGTTCGTCTTCAGGAGATAAGCTTGATTTAGCAACAAACTTTTCAAGTTTTTTACTCCAAGCTGGAACTTCTCCCATCACGATTAATTTTAAATAATCATAATCTTTCACTGAATAAACATCTTGCCATGTTTTTTTGTCTTCAACCCATTTTTTAGATAATTTAGCATCAGAACTTAATGGTTTTCTGTCCATTGCTTGTACTGAATTTACTGCTGGATATGTTCCACCTCTTGGGTTTTTAACTCTTACAACGTTAAGAACTAAATCTCTTCCAGTTTCTGCATCAGTGATATCTTCACCAACCATTTGAACAGATGCCATGATTTTGTCCATGATACCTTCTTTCTTATAGTTGATTGGGAATCTCCAGAATTTTGGGCCGTCAGCCTCATTTTCTCTATCAATTACTTTAACAACATACATTAACCTAGATTTATAGCTTTTCGCTAATTCATCGTCACTTTTTTCGCCAGTAGCCATAAGTCTCTCTCTTGCTTCGCAGAAAGGACATGGTACGTCTTCTAATTTAGCGATACATGTAAATTTACGATTTTTACCATCAACTTTTGCACTATGAACGTGAACTTCTTGAAAAGGAGAACCGTTTACAGGTAAAATTCTGATGTGTTTCATTTTACTATCAATACCATCAGGTAAGAAAGTTGTAAAATAGTTTTTAATATCAAATGAATTTTCACTTGAGAATGATGTAGCTTTTTCATACTGAGAAAGCATTGCGTCTAACACTGAGTTTTTTTGTGTTTCCATAATAATTTATTAATTGTTTTTAATGGCCCGACTTCGTTTTTTAATATCGGGGTCTTTATTTGTATTACCACCAGTTATAATTCATCAGCGGCAATCTTTAGTTAATTAAACTGAATTTAAGTAACGTGATGCAATTATACTACAGAAAAGAAATTATTACAAGTATTTTTTAAAGTTTTTTCAAAAAAAAAGTGTGATATTTTCATACCACACTTTAATAGTCTCTTTTTTAATGTTTTATAGGTTAAAATTTCTTTTTAATAAATTCATCTTCATTTGGATTTACAAACGAATCTTTAATTTCAATTGCATTATAATCTCTATCTACTTCATCTTGAGTTAGTACATATTCTTCATCTTCTTTTTGTCCACCCATTGCGTCATAATTACCTTCTTTTTCTGACCAATAATCTGTTAATTTTAAGCTATATGGAAATGAATTTAATGATTGCATTTCTAATCTTTCTTGTGGTGTTGGATTTCTTTTTTCAATTTCATGTTCCAAATCATCAATTTTTTGATTAATTGCTGTCATTTTTTCTAATGATTGAGATAATGTTTCAAATTTACCCATTAATATATCAATTTGTTGACTAGCTCTATCAGAAGACGCTTTTGCTTCTTCCGTGCCTTGTACTAATTCAGTTACATCTAATTCAACTTCATCTTCCATTGCTTCTGGTTCTGGTAATTCTTCACTACCAGCTTCAGGAAATTCTTCATCACCCATATCTTCACTACCAGCTTCAGGAAATTCTTCATCACCCATATCTTCACCACCTTCTGGAGCTTCACCTTCTGGTGGCTCTTCGGTAATAATTTCGCCAGTTTCATTGTCCAATTCAGGGTCGTAAACCTCTTCTTCTTCTACATAGAAATCATATTCAAATAATAACCTGAATTTATCTCTATCTTTTTTATTATCTTCGTTTGTATATTTTTTCATTACATTAAAAGTTGTCTTCCGTCTTCAATTATTATTTTTTTGTTGACTCTTTCAACAATACTCTTATCAACCTTAATAAGTTTAGGTCTGCAATTACCATCTAAATCACAAACAGTTCCTTCTTCATTATCACCTTCCAAAAACCTATTTAAATCGTCTAATTTATTTTTCTCCATAATATTAAATATTTAAAGTACTTATTTTAATATAAATAGAGAGAAATTAGCAAAAAAACCGTTTTAAGTCTATTAAAACCAAATTATTGTTACTATTTATTATTAATTGGTTTTCATATTTACTCCAATCAATCTTCCACTGTTTATAATTGATATTACCTTTTGGTAAATCAAATTCAGTTTCTATTAACGTATTTAACGCATTTATCGTATAAAAAGTCTTTTTCTTTTTATGAACTATTAAGGCGTTTTTGAAGTGTTTTCTAAGGTTTATATGTCCCCCTAGCGGTAATTCTATAAAAAAAGTTAAGATATATTGGGATTTATCTTGGAGGCTTTCAAATATAAAAACTTTATCTGAATCTACCTCAAAGGTGTTTTGAATATATATTAAGAACTCTTTTAACACCTCCTTATCTATAAAAGAGGCTATTAATATTTTTTTATTCATGTGGATTAATTGAATATAACAATGGAACATACTTACAATCGTAATTTAATCGTTCCAAATGGTTATTATATTCAATAAGTATCTCACTACCTTCCAGAAACACCTTGCTTTTCTTAATTATTTTTTTCTCAGCTTTTTCAACATTAGACCCTACAAAATTCAATAAATTCAAGTCAACACCAAAGATTAAATTACCCGAATAAATATATATTACATTATTCTCATTTTTATAAGAAATTGGGTCTTTTAATTTAAGTATTTTTTTAACAATTTTATATAATTTACTTCTATCAAATTGAATTACATCTAAATCTACATAGTTTATATTTTCAATAGCTTTTTTATATGCATGCCTCATAAAGTCCTCAAGGTCTGGCTCATATATTTTACGTTCAACAGTTCGTCTAAATGTCCAAAAGATATTTTTATTAATACTTCTATTTAATACATTGATATTGTCAATACCATATAAATCCACCACTGTTTCATACCCTATGATTAAAGTTGGTAAATTGGTGTATATAATATCGTCCAAAGATTTAACAACGTTAAACTCTGGGCCAACATTTATTACATCAGTACAAACAATATTAGCTATTTCCATATTGCAAAGATACTAAAAAATAATTAAAAAAACAAATAATTAAATTGAAGAAATAAATCCATGATTTATTTCTACAGTGGGTTCTTTCCAATATAATGCATCTTTTGGGTTATTAAATCTTTTCATAAAGTATGATGCAGCTTGACTTCGTTTATGTGGAAAAAATATGGTAGCATTTGGGTCATCTTGTGGACATCCCCAACCTTTAGTATATGGTCCACTATAAATTTCATTTAAAGTGTTATAACCTTTAGTTCTAGCGCAACCACAACATACTTCCACATAATGAGCAAATAAAAATGCAACATATTGTTCATCATAATATGTTACAGGTGGTGTGATTATATTTACTTCTTTTATAAATTTATCCCACGTTTCCATTTTTGTTAAATAATCTAATTGTTGTTCAACAGTTGAAAATATACCACCTGAATATAATTGAAATACATCGGGGTATGAACCAAAATTCCATTGTATTAAACCTATTGATACTAATTCATTAGTATCTCTTGAGTTTACAGCTGATAAATTAAAACTTGATTCAATCTCCATATTACCCATGATTCCAGCAACAATTTCTTTATTATACCCTCTATCTTTAAAATATTGTTTAACAGCGACTTGATTCTGGTTGAGTTCTGCTGTTGTAGGTTTAGTAAAAATATAATTTGTATTACTACCAACATTACTTAAATCGCTTAATGAAGCCCCCTTAGAATCGACTTCATCTAAGTTAGCTAATAAATGTGCATATAGTGTTTCATCATCAACCATTTTAGTTTTAATCCTTCTAATTCTAACCCCTTTAAATGTGGTTGTCATATGATTAGCTTTAATATGATGTCTAGTATTAATAATAGTGTAAGCACCATCAAAAATAGGGACATTATTAATTTGGAAGAACATAAATGGTTGAATTTGTGCACAACCTAACATTTCAACTTCAACTGAGTATGCTCTATTATTATAAATATCGAATAAGTTTTGACCAATTGAGTTATTTCTATTCAATTTAGAAAGACTATCGATAATTTCAAGACTTTCATTTGTTTCAGTAAATTCACTTTGGTCTAAATGAATTTCTTTAAATATTGATTGGTTTTGGTCTACATAATTAACTAAAAAATAAGGTATGTTTTGACCACCATCTTTAAAATCTGTTGGTAATTCCGTATCTGTGATTATTAATTCACCAGTTTTTGGGTCATATTTACTTGGTAATGAAAAACTATCATTAGGTCTTTTTGTGTTTTTTTTATCAATGTTTAATTGATTTGATTGTTCACCAAAATACATACAAATAAATTGTGGGTTAGTGGCAGTAACTGAATCATTAAAATTATATGGTTCAAATATACTAGTAACACTTTCTTTAGAAGAATAATCAATAAATGTTGGTAATGGAATAAAATCAAAGTTATTATCTCTAAGTATTCTAGCAATAAAATTATAAAAACTAATGTTTGAATTACTTGATAGGTAATCTACGAATCCAGTAGGTGAAACTTTAAATTTACCGCTAATATCAATATAAGCCCTATCTAGAAAGTTAAAATTTTTGTATAAATTACCAGTTATTATAGATTCCATACTTGGATGTACACCAAGAATCCATTTATTATAAATAGATTTAATATTTTTATATAACCCTAATTTAATATCATCAACTTTATCAGTGCCAAATAAATTTTTATTAATTTCTGCATCAGGGTTAGTTGATGTAGCATTTAAGGTTTTATATGTGGAAAAAAATGTACTAAGATATTCTTTTTGTTGAATTGATGGAATTTCAAAATTACTAATTCTATCAGTTTTACCTTCCCAAATTCTATAAGTTCCGTTTATTAAAACTTTTTCATCAATAAGAAATAAGAATGTATCATTTGACGCTGGACTAGCGGTTATGATTTCTAAATCAAAATAACCCTTTTCGTTATTTGGTATAACTTTATAATTAGTTGAAACATTTGTTTTAAATCCTGTCGTATCATTAGGGTTGACTTTTAAGTTATCCCAAATTGTAATTATTTGGTCATCTGATGTGGTATCATCAAAAATTTCTAAATTATTCTGTATATTTAACCAACCATTTTCACTATCAACCCAATTAATAAACTCATTGATGAAAATATCTTTAACACTATTTGGTAAATTTTTAATTACATCTGAAAGTTGTTCGTACTTAGTAGAACCTATACTAACAGTATTAAAATTTATTGGTGTACTACTAATTGATGAATAAATTAAGTATTCATCTTTATTGATTTCAACATTATTTATATTAGGAATTAAACTTTCATCACCAATTTTTGTTATACTATATTTAAGAATATCTGAAGATTTAGAATTTCTAAATAATAAACCACCCATAAACAAAATCCAAGAATATGGGATTGAAGTAAACCCAGCCCTTTCATTAAAATATTTTAAAGTTTTATTACTCAATAACCCTAAAGGTAAAATTTCATAAGAATTTTTATATAAAAGTCCTTCAAAAGGTATTGAATGTAAAAATAATAAAGCTTTACTATAATTATCTGTTTGATTATAATAAAATCTAGAACCAAATAAATTATAAATTTTTTTATTACTTTTAAAATTTGAATTAAAAATAAAATTTTTACCTTCATCACCAGCTCTACTTATAAGATTTTCTTTTAATCTTATATCATAAAATTCATAAAATAAAGGTGATTCACTTTTTGGAGTTTTGTATGTCATGAATTCATGTGTTCTATATCGACCACCAAGTAATGTATTATGTGTACTCACTAACTCATTTTCAGCCATTTCGCTTACAACACCATTACCGTCACCACCCGTTACATAACTTTCGTAAATTAATTGTTTAGTATAATCACTTTTATCTATTATTTTAATAAATTTTTCATATTCAATCTCATTATTTGTACCCTCATTCAATTGACTATTAGATATTACATTACTAATAAACGTACCATTAAAATAACTTCTACCAGTATTTGTATTTAATTCATTAAATTTACTATCTAAAGATTTGGTTGTTTGGTTAATTGGAATAAATTCTGGTCTGTTATTAAATGCATCATTAAAATTTTTAAAACCACCATTACCAATATCTGGTTTATCGTGATGATAAACAATTTTATCCCCACCTAAAAAACTTTTATTATAATATAATCTTAATCCATGAAATGTGCCTACTTTACCAAATGTTTCTTGACTATCACCAAAATATGTTTTTATTTGTGTATCAATATTACCGTTAGGTTCTATTATAACATTTTTAACATCTATAAGAGTGTTATAGGCTTGATTAGCTTCAATTTTAGCTACTTCAGTAATTTCTTCAATAGTTAAATTTTTATGCGAAAAACCTAAAAATAATGCCATTCTTTGAACAATCAATTTCATGGCTGGTTGTATGTTAGAATGGATTACGCTATTCCAAGGATTTTCATTGTTTTCATCAAACGCTAATGTTTCTAATGGGTTTATTGGAAACCACGCTTTAGAGTCAGCGTAAATACCCTCTATTATTTCTTTATCCTTTTTAGCGGCCATTTTAATAGAATCGTATAAATCGTTGATAAATTTAACTTCAGCATATTCACTAAATTTACGCTTAGAACCTAACCATTTTTCAACCAAAGTACCATCACCGTTGGTGTCTTTACCTTCATCTTCTACATATTCTGGAAATGGTGCAACCGCAATTTGATTAGAACCGTTAATGCTTATAAATTCAGTAAAATTTCTTTTATCAGCTGCTTGTAAATTTCTATTACCATTTTTTCGGTCATTTTCTATTTCTTCTTCAAGGTTTTTAACAACATCAATAAATAAATCAACATGGTCACATAAAATTTTAAATAAAGACCCTATTGAAGCGTCAAATTTAGTTCCTTCTTTTTTTAAGAAACTGTTAATATCTTGAGTGAAAGATTCAGTTACTAACTTTTTATTTTTATCAAATTCCTCTTGTAATTTTTCCCTAGTTAATCTAACTTTATTTAATGCAAATCTAATATCAACCATGTTTTTTATTGAAGGGTCGGTTATTAAATTATTATCTCTATACTTTTTATTAATTATATCAAGCGTATACCCATACATTTCTTTAATAAAAGTGTCATTTTGTTCTTTTATTTTAAAATTAAGGTATTTTTTAATATCCTTACTTTTTTGAAATTCATCAAATGAATAAAATGATGTAGTAGCTATATTAAATTCGTTTTTACGAATAAAATCTGCTACTTTAAAATTATTATAAAATATTCCATTACTATCCAATTGAAAATCTTCAATATTTAACTTAAAAGTTTTTGAATCCCCTTTAACTTGGTTTAACTCATTATATTCTTCAACTAATTTTAATGTGGAATTTTTATATTCTTTTTTAGTAGTGTCAGATAATGTATATGGTTTTAAATAATCAGGATTATTTGTGAAATAATTTACATTGGTATTCATAGCTACAGCCATGTTTTGAGCTGTGGTTACCCCAGTGTCAGTAAGTTTAGTATAACCTTCAAATATTAATGGAAACACATTTGTTAATGATTGTTCAATGGAAAGTAATTTCGTATTTAATTTATCATAAATGGTTAACGCCTTTAATTGTTTATTATCTTCTCTGAATTTAATGATATAATCTTCCAATTTTTTAACAATACTTCGTAATTCTTCAAAAGTTGTAAACCCTTGAATGGATTTAATAGCATTAATACCTTTTTGTGTGTAAGGCGTTCCTTTTAATATACCCATTAATAAATCAGATAAAAATGCATATGTATAACCAATAAAATCACATGTAATAATAAAACTACCCGTTTCATTATCTAAATTACCGTTAAATTTAGTCATATGTAAAGCATATTGAACGGGTTTTCCGTAATAACCTTTAACAGTTAAATAAAATATTGGGTAAGGCATTTTAAATAAAAATGAATATGGTGACTCTTCACCTAATTCAAATAATTGACCTCTTATATCTTTGAATTTGATTTTTACAATAGGTACATATGAAGTGTTAAAACTAATATCTATTGTCTCGATACCTAATGTACCCAAATCTTTATTATCCCTATTAAATTTAGTGTTTAATTCAGTGTAGTGAGTTGTTAAATACTTTTCTTCATTACCAGAACCATCAATAAAACTAATTCTAGTTACTTCATTACTGGTAGGGTTAGTAGCGTTTATATTATTTTTAGAATAAATTATAGGGTCATCACCTCTTACTAAAACTTCTAACTCAACAGATATATTTAAATCTTCTAAATTAGCTGCTGTAGAGTCTTCACCATTTGGGTCTATAACCCAAAGATTCTTAACTTTAGTAACTTTAACATTCGACTTTAAATTAGCCATACAATTTGAAATATATATCTATTTCATCTAAATAATCATTAATAGATGTAACGAAAGGGAATGGTACCCTAATTATTTTATTATTTGGTATGTTGAATTCTAAACCTCCAAATTCTGGGTTTGCTAACATAATTAACCACCCATAATAAGGTGTATCGTAATATTTTTGACTCAACACATCAAATCTAGTGCTACCAACCTTATAAATCAAGTACTTATCTGTATTTTTTTCTGGTATCTTAATTCCAGGGATTGGTTTATAGTCATTGTCACTCCTAAACCTATCGTATCTATCTAAATATTTTTGTGCCATAATTTTTAATTTTAAATCTCTAAACCAGTTTCTACATCAACTATTATTGTTTCAGTATAAGTAAGACCACCACTCGTTAAAGAAAATTTAAATGATTTATTACCAGTACCATACTCTGATTGATTCCAAGTTGTATTAGGTATTGATGCTGAAGAATTTATAACCGCACTGTTAGGTGACGTAGAATTAAATTGCCCAGTCATAATTATTTTAAACCCACTTGAAGTTCCAATTTCGATTTTATAGCCATAATTTTTAGAAAGACTAGTTAATGGGTAACTACCTCCACTAGTATAAGTTAAATCAAAAGTATTTGTGGTACCTAAATTTACAAAACTATTAAATTTTACAGTCCATCCAAGATTTTTAAATATCTGCTCATCTGAAATGGTAGTTGCATTTACTTCACTTTGTTTTTTAGCTTCAACTTCAGCTACAGTATTTTCATCATTTTTTAGTGAGGTTTTTGGTTTCTTAAATGGGTCATAAGCTTCTTCAGCAAACTCTCTTAAATTAGTAACACCTTCTAAAGGGTCAAATAATTCTGGTTTTGTTGGGTTTATTTTTTCTTTCCTAACCCATCTATCAGCTCTAGGGTCATAAACACCCGAATTGGCAAAATAATTAAAAGAAACAGCATTTTGTAATTTATTTATAGGCCCATTTAACGCACTTCCACCAATGAATTTAAATGATATATTAACATTTGCTATCATTGGTTGAACTCCAACACCTTCTGGATTTAAATCCCAAACCAATGGTTCATAATCTATCCCAAGGCTATTAATTATTATTTTAGTGTGATAAAAATCACCAATTCTTAAAATACATACTGGTGGTTTTCCAAAAGCTAAATTATTACTCTTGTTAGTTTTATTAGTTGGGCCTTGCCTAGTACATTGTTGTAAAAATGTTAATCTAGAATTAAATCCTTCTGGTGTTGTTGAATGAAATGCTGGGTGAAAGAATTTTATTTTCTCCCTAATATTATTATAAATAATTTTATCACTTTGAGAATCACTTTTCTTTAATTTCTCAAAATATTCATCTTCACGATGGAATCTATTCGTGACTCTACGTATAATTTCTTTAGCTGCGGAATTTGTTTTTTCTGTCTTAATATCCGTAACATTTGATATTTGTTCATCGTATTCAGGTTGATAAATGAATTCGACTATCACAGCTCTTTCTTTTTTAACCAACTCAGAATCTACTCTATAAGTAGCATCAGAAGTAGCATCTTTATCACCTCTTGATGTTGTTTCTACAAATCTTATATCACTTTTAACATTAGTTTGAAACCATTGTTTTACTGTTGCAATTCTAGCATCAGATAATCTTATATTTGATTCAGCAGTCCCAACTTTACTTGCATAACCACTTAATTTAATAGCTATACCATTATTTTGTAATACAGCCTCTTTAATTAAATCTGAAAACCCTACTACATTCCAACGAGTATTTAATCCATATTGAGTCCAGTTATTGGAAGGTGTTCCTACACTTGATGTGTAACCTTCAGAATATGTAATAAGTGGGGATATCGCATTGTTATCTTCATAATCTGGATATAACGAAGCAACGTCATTAGGGAAATAAAAGTTAAAATTATCTGGTAAATAAACGTCCGTAGCTATAAATTCTTCTTCTAATTTAATATCAGCATTTATTTCTTCTTGTAATTGAGCTAATTCATTTTGTGAAAAATATTGGTTATAATCAGTGCAACCAGCAACTAAACTAGCCATTAATTCATTAGTAATAATTTTACTATTATTCATATAATCAGGATAATCAATTATTACTTTAAATGCTAAAGTACCACTTCTTTCAGTATTATTATAAGTATAAACTGGTTCTCCTCTACCAATGAATTTAGTTGAATCCCAATCAATTGTTGTTGTGTCAGTAAATTTTATGTCATATGGTGGAAACCACATAATTCTACCTTTAGTTCCTGTTTTAGGGTCACCATTACCAATTTCAAATTTAGGTAAGTTTTCTAATGAATCATTCCAAGCTAAGTTTTCAATTGAAAACATGAATTTCTTAGCCTCATAAGGGTCAACAGCACCGCTATCAGGTATTTTATAAGGTGAAATTTTAACAAAACCATTACTACCTAATACAGAATCTTCAATATCATTCCTAATTTTATCTCTATAATTAAATAACCCGCTATTTTTTTGTAAATCACTAACTGAACCATAAGTTTTAGTTGATGTCCATGTTCTACAAAACACATTATCAATATCAGAACTACCCATTAGATAATCTTGACTTAAAACCCCACTACTTTTAGATAATCTATTACCTGATGGTGTGTTTAATTGTGAGAAATCAACTAAAGGTGTACCTTGAGCATCGAAATTAATTTTATATTTTACAATATCATTGAATAAATCTTTAGTTTTAGATAATAAATCACCAGTATCACTAAAAGTTGAATTTGGGTTCCAAATTGAATCACTTCCGTTAAATTCTGTTTGACTTGCAACAGGTAAACCATTAAGTGGACTAAACTCAAGTGAATTTAAAGTTACACCACTAGTATTTACGTTATATTCACGAGGGTCAGTAACACCTAATTTACTTCTACCAGCACCATCTGAAGTATATGCAGGTTTAAATTCATTTAAATTAAGATTATCAAATAATCTAAGTAATTGTCCTTTACCTGTATATTTGATTAAAGAAACGTTTCTTAATAAACTAGCTTCACTCATATTAACGTCTACATTATTCGTAAAAATTGAAGCGTTTTCATCAATAATATCAATTGGTAAATTGAATCCTGTAATATCTAAAGCTAAATCACCAATTCTACCAGCAGTTGTACCTCTAACAGTAATACTATTATCGGGTACAATAAAGTCAGACCCACTTAATAAACTAAACGGTTGAAGATTAACTTGACCGAATAACTCTCTTTGCGCATTAAAGGTCGCTCTTTGACCCAAAGCTAAAAGTAACTGTTGACCACCTATTATACCTAAAGGTGTCTCATTTATACCCCCAGTGGCTCCTAGAGCCCTCCCAGCTAATGTTGTTCTGATGTCACCTTGAGAAGTGAAACTACCATTTCCTAATCCAAAACCTTCTTGAGATAGAATACTATCTAAAACATCCAAACTTTTGGTTCCATAACCACCAAGATTTAAATCTTTATTCTCATCAATATAACCACCATCACGTTGAGCATAACTATAAGAATTGTTTATTATGGTTGCGGCAACCATATCTTCGGTTGAAGTATATCTATTTCTACTAATAACATCATTACGATAATTAACACCTGAATCTTCTAAATTTTCAGATGGTTGAATGGAATCAAAATTAGTGGATATATTCGCTTGAGAACCTAAACCAATAGCAGAAACACTTAAACCGTTATTAGTTACAGTATCAGATAATATTAAATTTCTGTTTAATAACAAATCTCTAAAATTGGGAGATAAATAATTTATTGAATTAGCCATGCTTTTCTTTTATTATAAATATTAATTTAACTCTTTTTTTATATTTTAATTTTAATTCATTAAAAACAGTAGGGTTTAGTTGAAAACTTAAAAACGCAATATTAGTATTTAAATTAGTAT